GCTTTGGCAGCTTTTTTTTTATTTTTTTTTGGGACCGGATGGCACGGTGTTTGAGCGAGACTAGGCAGCATTGAACAATGGCATCCCATGGGAATTCCAATCAAATTCCTGGAGCCTGTCAGGGAGCTTGTCATGGGGTGGTGGGCGGTTGCAGGTTACCACTATGTGGGCTACCACTATCTTCTGGGTGGCAACGTACTTCGTAGACATCTGTGGCATTTGGTTAGCAAGGGCTTCTAACATAGACGTGAATCCAGCGTCTAGGGGCTGTTGCCTGGGAACGTCGAACCAGATAATATCTTGATCGTCGTACGAATACAGCGTATTCTTGAGGTCAGTACCTAAGAGCACGGCGTGTTGACTGAGCACGTGCTTGAGGAAAGTTGACTTTCCTGCGCCAGTACTATGGGACCAGATCCATATAATCTTACGAGCCTTCGGCTCTTCTTTGAAAAGTTCCAGAATTTCCAATTGATCGGCGCGGAGTTGAATGTCAGGCGGAGTAAACTTCTTCTCCTTCTTGAAGTGCTTCTTCATGTTCGCTTCAATGTTGTGTCCATAGAGAGCGATATCTCGTGGGCGTTTAGACTTAACATGGTCAAACGCTTCTTTAAAGGTAGGCATGCTAAAAGCTTGGGCGTAAGCGTCTACCTTGAGCTGGTAAAAGTTAGTGATGAAATCATCTTCCTTTGTGCAGTACTTGAGTACCTTGAACTCGTTCTTGACGGCTCCGCCGTCGTAAGGGTGAATGGTGCGGTCACCCTTTGTGATGTCTGCCCATCGTGAGTTACGAAAGTTGCGTTCCTTGGCATACATGAGGTATGCGTGAATGTGAGGTGTGCCATCCTTGTGAGATTCTAAAGCAATGAGGTACTTCTCTATGTCACCCTTAGTCGTAAGGTGAGCGAGTACCTCCTCTCTAGTGAGATCTCCACACTTTGAATAAGTTAAGAAAAAGCCTTTTCTATTTGCTCGATAGGAATTTTCTGAAGAAATTTCCATCGTGGCGGTGGCGGGGTGGCGGGGCGGCGGTTAGCAATGTTATAGTAACCGCCTAAAATATTTCGCGAAAACACAAAAAAAATTAGATTTTGAGAAATTTATTCGATATCCAAAAAATGGATTTTAAGAAACTTACAAGATATCTTGGCAAAGGTTTTAAGGAAAACCATCGGTGTCCAAAGGCTCTAGTGGACCAAGGGTGCCAAGTGTAGGGGTAATTGCAATGTTGCGCTTGTTGCATTTGACATAGTATGTCATTCTGACGTTGATGGTGCCTTGAGCGGACTCATTGTTAACAACAAGAGGGCGCACGAGGACGTGATAGAAGAACTGAAGGCTAGGGTTAGCGTTCCATGGTGATATAGTCTGGTCCAAGTTGCCATTTTGCAGGGCGAACATCTTCTTAGCAGACATGTAATGCTTGACTTTGGTGAACGCTTTGCCACCGTTGGCATAGCCTACTATACCATACTTAGCACCAAGGGTGTACTCTAGGTTGGCTGTAGAGATGGCACTCATGTTAGCTGGAGTGCCTGTAAGCGAGGCTTCTGGGATGATGCATACTATCTGTGGTGACGTAATGTTGTCTGGATGTGGGAATACAGTGACTGTAATCTTGCATCCCAGTACTTGATACATGGTGTAAAAGGTGCCCCACTCATGGTGTCCTTGGGCTGAGGGCTCGCCCACTGTGAAAGTGTAGGAGGGATCGTAGATGCTGTTACCACGAAAGATATTTTCATATGACAACGGGGCTGCTGACGTTATTGCGCCAAGGTAGTTGTAGCGCATTTTGAGGAAAGTATTGTCAGTAATAATGGGAGATCTGACCGTAAGGCGAGAAGTTCGCAAAGCTCCTCTGGGTCTGAAGCTACGACGAGTGAATCTAGTACGTCTTCTGGAGGATACTCCTCGTCGTCGGTTGAATGGCTTTCTTCGTCTGAAGGAACGTCGTCTTGGTACGGATGCCATTTCATAGGGTGTTGTGTATATTACTAAAAGAAAAAAATTTACAGTTGGGTTGGTGCAGCCGCTTTGGCAGCTTTTTTTTTATTTTTTTTTGGGACCGGATGGCACGGTGTTTGAGCGAGACTAGGCAGCATTGAACAATGGCATCCCATGGGAATTCCAATCAAATTCCTGGAGCCTGTCA